CGAAAGGAAGGAGACGAGCTTATCCCATCCCGCTCCTGTGCCTGGAGTAACCGCATCGTAGAACTGGCCTTCCTCATTATCGGCAAAATTAATTTTACCACTACGAGTTGCCTTCCAAACTTTCCCCATCTGACCATCAGGACTTGTAACATCAATCCCAGTTTTTATCCCCCCCTCTGTTCCTCCAGCTTGAGATACATAAGCTTTGGCTTGCGCTTCAGGATCTTCATCCTGCTCCCTTAGGGAAAGTTTAAATTTTCTCTTTTTTAAGAGGTCATAACTTTCTAGTAAAGCATAGTAATAATTCATGTGTATCTACTTATTATAGAAAAGCCCAACCCAGAATAATCTAGGCTGGGCTTAGGTGTCCTAATATTTAGTTAATTTTATGCGTGTGCTTTTGATTCCATAAAGTCGTAGCGTAATACTAGTTCAATGGTATGGAATTCGTTAGTGGAATAATTAAATTCCCCCGTCTTCCAACTCTTAGGATAAACTCCATAAAGATTAGTTTCAGTTATTGGTTGGCCTTGAGGATCTAAATGCAGAATAGTACAGCTATTTGCCTTAAAAGGCTTTTTGGCTTCATTATATTTACCAGTCATAGGATTGTAGATAGCTTTAAACCAATTCCATAATTGACTTGAAACATCAGGTCTGTACAAGTTATCAAATGTAACTGTGACCTCTTCCTGATTCACCTTTCCAGGGTAAAAGACCTTATCGTTAACACGATGAACT